TCAAGTCACGCTCTGAGGTTTTAGCATCTGCTGGCACTGCCCCAACTATTTTCAATCAGGATGGCAGTGGCATTAATTACGCTAACGTAGCCTTCGCCTTTGATGACAAGCAAGTTGTCAATAACGTGTCAGTCCAGCGCACAGGTGGCACTGCTCAGGTATCAACTGATAGCGCAAGCGTTACGACTTACTTTACCCATAGCCTTTCATATTCCAACCTAATCGTTGAGACAGATGCAGAAGCACTAAACATAGCCAAGGCTTACGTTGCATCCCACAAAGACACAACCATTCGCATCGACTCAATGACTCTTGACCTTATGACTGCTAACTACAGCGCAGGAGTCAGCGCAGCTCTTGACCTTGATTACTTTGACCAAGTTCAGATAACCAACACACAGCCAGGCGGATCTACAATAACTAAGACTCTCCAAGTCCAAGGCATCGCTCATGCGATTACCCCTAATACTTGGCGCACAACCCTCACCACGCAAGAACCAATCATCGATGGATTCATTATAGGAAGTTCCCTATACGGTATCCTTGGCACTAGCGTTTTAGCATACTAAGGAGCAATAATGGCAACAGGATTTCCAGCAACTACAGGCGACGTATTGTCTGCAAACATGTTCAATGGGCTGGTTACCTTTACAGTCAATCCTCAATCAGGCGCTACATACACAGTAGCGAACGTAGATGTTTATCAGGCGTTAGTTCAGCTAACAAACGCTAGCACTAAGGTCGTAACCATCGCTCCTGACTCAACGCTTACTGCTGCTGCGACAGGCACAGCAATTACATTCCTAAACACAGGTGCTGGATTGCTTACTTTTGCTGCTGGTGTTGGTGTAACTATCGTATCGGCAGGTGCAGTTTCAGCTGCTCCAACTCTTGCTCAACATAAGACAGCAGTTGCAATTCGCACAGGTGCGAACGCTTATACAATTGTTGGGGCTATCGGATAATGATTGGCTTAATTACAGCAGCAGCAATTAACCCTGCAACACCAGTATTGCCTGCACCTACGGCTGTCGATTATCTTGTAGTTGCTGGTGGCGCTGGTGGTGGTTCTGCATCTGGTTTCGGTGAAACTGCTGCTGCTGGTGGTGGAGCAGGTGCATTGCGCACAGCTGCAGCCTTTGGCATCGGTGCTTCATTTACGGTAACTGTTGGTGCAGGTGGTTCAACAGCATCAAGTGGATCAGATGGTGGCAACGGTAACAACTCAGTATTTTCAACCATTACCTCTACTGGTGGCGGTGGCGGTGGTGGAAGCACAGCACCCGCAGGTACTAACGGTGGTTCTGGTGGTGGTGGCTGTAATGGTGCAGCAGGCGGTACAGGTACTACAGGCGGTAACTCTGGTGGCTCAGGTCAAACTTGGGCTGCAGGTGGCGGTGGTGGTGCAAATGCATCAGGCACAAGCGGTGCTGGCACAAACACAGGCGCTGGTGGCGCTGGTGGCGCTGGCATATCTAATTCTTATTCAGGTAGTGCAGTCACTTATGCAGGCGGTGGTGGTGGTGGTGCATACCTTGGCACAGTAGGTGCTGGTGGTTCAGGCGGCGGCGGTGCAGGTGGAAAGCAATCACCTAACACAAACCCTGTAGCAGGTGCTGCAAACACAGGTGGTGGTGGTGGTGGTAATTACGGCGGTGTATCCGTTGGAGTTGCAGGCGGTTCAGGAATTGTAATTCTAAGATATGCAAATACAAGTGCTGACTTGACTTCTATCGATGGCGGATTGACTTACTCATTTACAAATACTGGTGGATACAAGATTTATCAATTTACAGCAGGAACAGGAACGGTGACTGTCTAATGGCTCATTATGCGTTCTTAGATGACAATAACATTGTCACAGAAGTAATTACAGGCAAAGACGAGACTGAACTAATCGATGGCTTAGATCCTGAAACTTGGTACGGTAATTATCGAAATCAAGTTTGCAAGCGTACTTCATACCATGGTCGCATAAGATATAACTATGCAGGAATTGGGTATAAATACGATGGAGTAAGAGATGCATTTATTGCACCTGAGCCTGCTAATGCTATTGGTTTTAATGAAGAAACTTGTCAATGGATAATTCCAGAAAGAGCCATTGATGAAACCTCGTCTAAGTAAAGCTGCTTCTCAACTTAGGTTGCAGATAGATGATTCCTTCGCGGATAGAGATAGAACATCAGACGGCTGGGTTGGGGATACCCGACATAGTCGAGTTGTCTCTGATCACAATCCAGATGCTGAGGGTTGGGTACGCGCCATCGACATTGATGCTGACTTGTCCAAGCAAAAAGGGCAGTCCGTATATCTGGCAGATCAGATACGACTTGCTGCTAAGAATGGCGAGCGGAGAATTACTTACGTTATCCACATGGGAAAAATTGCTAGTGCAAAGAAGCGTTGGGCTTGGCGCAAATACGATGGCATCAATGCTCACAACCACCACATTCACATCTCGTTTGCGAAAGAAGCTGACATTGATGGTGAGTTTTTTCAGATACCTATGCTAGGGGGAACAGAATGAATATGAAGAATCCATACATACTAACAGCAGGCGCATTTCTATCAGCTTGGGCTGCATCAAACTTTGCTGCTGATTACCGTTCAATCCTGTGGGCTATCCTCGCAGGCGTATTTGGATACGCGACACCTAAACGATGAGCCAAGAAGATTTCTTTACGTTCTACATTTCCACGCTATGCATTGTCGGTGGTCTTGCTGGTTATGTCATTACACATTTGCTCAGTGAAATAAAGAGACTCAATCAGCGCGTCGATGAGATTTACAACATACTTCTAGAGCGATAATTATCGACATGGCAAAGACTCGTAAGAAGGTCATAGACCTCGACACGTATTCGAAGTTAGATGCTTACAGCATTGCCATGCATGAGTTCTATAAGAGCCTTCGCAGGGCTGGCTTTGCTGTTGATTTATCTTTAGCAATTATTTCAGATCGTGCAACTTATCCTGACTGGCTACTTCCTGCGTTGCCTAACAAGATTGACTCTATCCCATACGAAGATGATGAGGATGAATGATTCAACGCACTGTAGTCGTATCAGATTTACAGGTTCCGTATCACGATGAAGTCGCAGTCAAAAACCTTGGGGCGTTTATCCGCGCTTGGAAGCCTCACAAAGTCGTCACGATTGGCGACGAAATCGACTTACCACAAATCTCACGATGGACTGAAGGAACGCCAGGCTGGTACGAGCAGACTCTTGGAGAAGATCGCGACATTGCTGTTCAGACATTATACGACTTACAAGTAACAGACATGATTCGGTCTAACCACACAGACCGTTTGTACAACGTAATCATGAAGAAAATTCCAGCATTCTTGTCATTACCTGAGATGAAGTTTGAACGCTTTATGCAGCTAGATGAATTGGGAATCACATTCCATAAGAAACCTATGGCCATTGCACCTAATTGGATTGCTATTCATGGAGATGAGCAGGGCATCAATCCTAATGCAGGCCTTACAGCCCTAGGAGCGGCTCGTAGGCATGGCAAGAGCGTTATCTGCGGACATACTCATAGGGCAGGTCGAAGTGCCTTCACAGAGGCCTCAGGAGGCGTTTTAGGGCGTGTTATCCATGGCGTTGAAGTAGGCAACCTAATGAATTTCAAGCAGGCTGGATACACGAAGGGAACTGCTAATTGGCAACAGGCCTTTGCAACAATTGAGACTGATGGTAAGCGTGTCAATGTCCAGTTGGTCTATATCGAAAAGGATGGCACCTTCCTTGTCAGTGGTAGGCGCTATGGAAAGTCTCGTTGATTCAATAGTCCCACTAAGACCTACGCTCGATGATGCAGTAGATCTTGGAGAATTGTTATCATTTTGTTATCAAATGTAATTGATTCTGTCAGTTATCTGTGAGACCGTAAAGGTGTGAAGGTCGAACGAACCGACACATTAGGGCTAAAATCATGGATTGGATTCAGTTTATAGCAGCACTGTCGTTCTTTCTAGCGGCAAACTTTATTATGTATTGGCAAGGCTTCAAGGATGGAAAGCGCGAA